TTACCACGCGATAGTACGACGAAATCACCGTAAAAGATGTCGGTCGCATAACCATACTGGATGTTGTACATACGGGTAGAACCCGCAAATACTTGACCACCAATTAGGTTCTGCGGCAACAACCCGTAAGGCGCGTTAACAGCAGGATAAGCCATTTAAGACTCCTTTAAAAAATTAAGAACCAGAACCAAAAGTAACCTTTGATGCACTTTCTTTGAAAAGTGGCATTCTTGGGTCGTTGTCTTTCATAAAAGTGTTATCAACGGAATCCATTTGAGCTTTATTTTGCTTGGCGAAGTGTGCGTCGCGTTGCGTCATAAACTCAACAGGAATACGGCATAACATCAGTCCTCCTACCTCGATATTGCCTTTAAAGCGTCCTTCGGTAGAAGCGTGCATCATCATTTCCGGGTAATCTTCACCTTTACAGGGTTCATATCCTTCTCTTAACTTGCTAGAGATGTTGGCTGGGTCAGTTGAACCCAAAATGCCGGTGCGAATCCAGCGATGTGTCCAACCTTCTCTTGCATCAGGAGATGGTAAAGATTCGGGAGGTCTCCATGATGTAGGGCGCATATCGTTCTCACGTGCTTCCGCTGCGCGAGGTTTACGGGTTTGTACTTCAGTCATCATGCGTTCCTTTCAATAATTGATACATGCCTTGCGTATTCTTCTGGTGTCACCCCAAGTTTTCTCGCAAGAGATACCTGACGCGGTTCCAGTTTGATACGTGAAGGTGGAGTGCTGCGGGTTGCGGGAGCAACTACAGAACTCGTGCGGCGCGGAGGAGGAGCCTCTTCTGCCATTGTTGACGTCTTTGTTTGAGGTTCGTCATTTTCCTCGGCTGCCCCAAATTGCTCTGGGAAGCGTTTGCGAATGGTCTTATCAATTGTTTTGAAATAATCTTCGGAACCAATGTATTCAGAACCATACTGCTTTTGTAACTTTTTGTCAAGCCCCATTGCAGCCATAGTCATTTCTTCGTCCACTCCAAACCAGTCTGAGTTGTTTTCAACCCACTGTTTGGTGCGTGGATTAGTGGTTTGTTGCTGGCGCGGCGGCTCTGAAGGCTGAGAAACAATAGGAGTCATGGTCTCAGCTTTGTCTAGCCTGAGAGAAGCCTTTGTAACCTCTACCTGCGCGTCTGAGAAAGCATCTGCGTCACCGTCTTCAAAAGCCTTTTGCAGCTTTTTCTTAGCAGCTTCTAGTTGCATTTCTGCTGTAGATTTGTTTTGCTCAATGAACACCTTACTACCAGACTCTAATTGGTCTTTGAGGCGTTTGTTTTCCTCGTAGACGCTCTTGGCAAAGGTTTCAGCCTCTTCACGTTCACGCTGTGCGGCCTTGCGGGCACGGCGCTCGTTGTGGTAGTTATTGGTGTACTTCTTTAGTTTGTTACGGACGGTCTCGTCGTATTGCGCAAGTTCTTCATCGGTCGGGTCTTCCGGCTCGGCCCTTACTTGCGATTTCTCCTCAACATCCGTATCAATATCTAGCTCCTGTTGAGTAGGAGTTTCTTTCTCTTCGTCAGGAAATTTGAATTCCTCGCCTTTGTACTCTGTTGCCATTTTTGCTCCTTATGCAGCGCGTTGAATGCCACGTGGGTCTTCCACGGTCGCTTCAACCGAGTCATCATTAATGATTCGGAACTCACGACCATGAATCTTCAGGCGGGTGCCTGAATTGGGGCGGACGATAACGAAATCGCCAACTTTGCAACTTGCTCCATTTGGAAAGCGGGTTGTATCTTTATAGCAGTCAGGTCCAATCTTCACTACAAATAACACTGGGGTCAGTATTTCTTCGTAGTACATAGTTTTGGAATCTTTGACTAGACCTACCTCACTATCGGCGTATTCCTCCATAGCCTCTGGTACTACGCAGAGCAGGTGAAACGTCTTAGGATCGGGTAGCTGTTTGGCTTTTTCTTCCGCAGTCTTGTTAAGGACTCCGGATAAGTCCACAGCGGACACGTCAAATTCACTCATCGGATTTCTCCATTCTTTCTACAAGGTCGTTGATGGATTGATCTGCAAGGCTTAGACCCCGAATTACCCCGCAAACATGCTTATATTCCGCGTAATCTGCTGCTCTTCCCGTTGAAATAAACATTGCCTGTTCATCACGCAGGCGAGTTATTTCTTTCTGAATGTAGGAAAGGACTCGGATTTCGTCGTTCATTTGTTACCTCTTTGATTTCGGCTTTTAGCCAATTCAATGCCCAATCTTGTTCCCTCAAGTTGTTGCTGTTTTTCTAGCTGGTCGCGCTTGGCAGCAGACTGCGCGGCGACTTGCATAGCTGCAATTTCCTTCTGGGCTTCAATACGGGACTCTTCAACACGGATTTGATCGGCCTTGGCGGCTGCTTCAACCTGTTGTTTCTGTTGTCTCAACTGGAGTTCCTGCATCTTGATCTGCAACTCTTGTTGCTGCATCTGGATAACAGGGTCTTGCAGTTGTTGTTGAGCCATTTGTTGCTTGGCTTCATCTGTATTCTGTTTAAACAGCTTCTGTGATGCCTCAGCAGCCATTGCAGCGAGTTGATTGGCAAATGCCGGATCAACCTTCTTGTTCTGGTCTTCTGTTGGTAACGGAATTCCCATTTCCTCTTCTATCTGCATGCGGTATTCAAAGGCTACGTGTTCCTGAATGTGCGCCATCATTGCTGCCTGAATAGCCTGTGCCTGTGGGTTTTGACCAATAATTTGGGCAATCTTCGGGTCTTGCATGGCGTTCATATGCACTTGGATGTGTGCAGAGTGGTTTTGCTCAATAAATGCCTTTAAGGGTTTACCCGTTATGGCGTTTTGATTCTCTTGGATTGGGTCTGTTGGGAGTTCATCGTCCTCAATTGGCACCAATTTATTGGCGTTTTTGATTCCTAAAACATCAATCATCTGGCGATGTAAGAGGGGCATGTTGTAGATTTGAGGGGCAGACTGAGCCAACTGGAGCACAGCCTGATACTGAACAATCTTTTGCGCCATAGTGGCAGCATTTGGATCGCTGACAGGGATGATGTCCACCATCTCATAGTCACTCTTCTTGGCTCTACGGTCACCTGCCTCAGGTTCAAATGCGTATTCTGTTGGTGCGCCTTCAGCAACGATTGTCTTTAGGAGTTTGAACTCCTGCTTCATGCTGAAATGCATCCGGCTTTGCACTGCTCCCATTACCTTCAAGGTGCGCTCTAGCAGAGCCAGCGTCGTTCCCACGGGAGCCTGTGCGCTCATGTCGGAGACGTTCATATCTCCAGCAGAGGCAAACGCTTTTCCTTCCTCTACGATGTTTTGGAAGAGAGCAAATAAAACCTGACTTGGCTCTTTGTATGGGAGCGGTAAGATGTTGTCGCGGATGCTTCCGGAAGGGACATCTACATCCCTGAATTCTCCGGGCTGAATCGGCGTGTCATCACCTTTAATGCGAAGCCCCCTTGATTTAAGACCTCCGGGGAGGTTTGAGAGAGTGCCAGCATCAACCAATTGACGGATGAGCATGGTAGCGGACTTAACGTAACCTCCAATGAGATGTATAAGTCCGTATCCGTAGAAGCCAAAACCGGGGATGTATTGGTAGTGGACGAAGTGCTGGCGCTTTTGGTGGAGTTCGTCATCTTCATGCCAGTTCCTTCTTATTGCTAGAACCTCCATGCTACCTTTTTCCAAGCTAACCACGTAGGGAAGGGCAATGCCTGTTATCTCCCCTTCTTTGTTCTTGTGCTCGTAACCTTTTATGTCTAGGTTTACATGAATCTCAAGGATGCGAAAGCGGTCATCTTGAATGGCAGAGATACCGTTTTCCTCGGCCTTTTGCTTTTCAACGTCATCTAACTCTGCGGTTGGCTCACCCAGATCAACATCACGGTAGAAGCCCACCTCTTGCAACATAACAATGTCGTTCTTGGACTTCCTCATTACGTGCGTGATGCGTTCAGCGCCTTCTAAGTCAGAAGCACCGTAAGGCACAACAATGTCTTCGGCAGGGATGAATATAGCCGCCTGACGCTCTTTGTTAGGGTCGTAGTAGACCTTCTTGAATGCGGAGCCTGTAATGGGTAGAGACCACAGGAGGCGCTCATGCTCAGGGCGGTATTCCTGCATGACCTCCGTTAACTGGTAGTTCATGTCGGTTTGGACGCGGTGGGAGGCTTCTATAGTCTCCTTGGTCTCTTTACCAATAATGGATGCCTTAACGGGGCCGGCAGCAGGGAATGTCTCCATGATGCCTTCAGCCTGAAAGCGCACTACTGACTCGGTAAGCATGGGATGGAATACACCACACGCCCCCTGCCAAGGTTCAGTGCGTTCTTCATACTTGAGACCTAGAAGTTTTATACCTTCTACATAGGTTTGAATCCAGTCACGACGGTCGCGCTGGTCTTTGTTGAAATCATCTATGAGGTCACTAGCAATACTGCTAAGGATGCCCTCATCAAGATACTCGGCTAGGTTTGCACCAAAGTCTTCTGCGGTCTCTTCGCCGGGTTCTATATCAATCTCTAGCCCATCCATCTCAATATGGACAGCGTCAGGATTGTCGATCTCAATAGACAAATCCGGTTGTAGTTCTGAAATGCCTTGTGGATATAAACTTTTTTCCATATCTTGTCCTTAAACGGTGTAGTATCTTTCTTGCCTTCTGCTGCGGAAGTAAACGGGGTCATCTTCCTCATCTGAATCGATGCGGATGAAGCCACCTTGTCTAAACCTAAGAAGGGCTTGGCTGGTTGAGTCAACAAGGTCGTCATGGTCTCCATTAGGAAAAGCGGCGAGTTCTTCCATCAACTCATCCGCCCATCTTGTATCTGGACACCACACAATTCCTGACGAAAACATGTCAGAAATAGCGTTTACACGCGCTATCTTATCGCTTCCTTTGCTTGGTGTGTACTCCTGAAGCGGGATTCCCATCTGACGCATCTCATAGATCAAAGGCGCACCGGCGGCCTTCTTCTCCACTATGAGGCTGTCTGGGTTCCACTCCTTCCACATCTCAAATGCCTTTTGTTTGAGTTCAGGGAACTCCATGCGTTTCTTAAAAGCATCTAAGACGATGATGTTTGTCCTGTAGTCGCCGTGCTCATTAGGATGTTTAAACACACCCCATGTTGTACAGGCGGAATAGTCGGCACGGTTGCTTTTCTCAAATGCGGTATCCCATGACTGGATCAAATATTCACATGTAGGCGGTGTATCTTCTTCCCAAATGCGCCATTGATCCCGTTTAATGATCGCGCCCTCTTCGGAGGTTGGGTTTTGTTGGTACTGTGCTTCCCATTTAGCCACTGGGAGTTCAGCTTTAAGGGCTTCAAGTGCCTCTCTCTTCCAGAATCCGGGCCATAACGGTGTTCCTGAGGGCAGAATCGCTGGAAAGTCGATAACTTCCCACGTATCTACGCCTTCTTTTCCTGAATTCTTGACAATCTGACCGGTTAAATCCCGTTTAGACCAGCGAGTCATAACAATAATGATCGCCCCGCCCGGTTGTAGACGCTGCCTAGGACCAGATGTGTACCACTCATAGACGTTGTCATAGACAGCAGGGTTACCCTGTTTAGCTTCCTGCTCAGAATGTGGGTCATCAATGATCAAAAGATCGGCACCCTTACCCGTGACCGCCCCTCCGACACCAATAGCAAAGTAGTCGCCTCCAACCTCTGTATTCCAACGACCGGCAGCTTTTGAATCCGAGGACAGTTTGGTATCAAACACCTTACCGTAGTTCTCAGACCCAACCAAATTCCTAACCTTACGACCAAAGCCCACTGCCAACTCGGCTGTGTGCGCTGTTTGGATGATCTTCTTATGTGGAAACTTACCCAAGAACCACGCCGGCAACAGGTAAGAAGCAAACTCAGACTTAGTGTGGCGGGGAGGCATGTTAATGATTAGCCTCTTTAACTCACCTCTAGCCACTCTCTCAAATGCGTTTGCCATGATCTGGTGGTGTTTACCAGAAATGAATATAGGCCACATCTGGTTTGCAAAGTAAATAAAAGATTCCCTGCACCGGTGTACACGGTCATGCTCAAGGATACGGGCTATCTTCTTTCTCTCCGCGTCAGACACAGAATTCAGAAAAAGAAGGCGTAGATACGTGGGAAGTTATCGACTTTCCAGCGATTCTGCCCTCAGGAACACCGTTATGGCCCGGATTCTGGAAAAGAGAGGCACTTGAAGCTCTTAAAGCTGAACTCCCAGTGTCTAAATGGGAAGCACAGTACCAACAAAACCCAACCTCCGAAGAGGGCGCGATCATTAAACGGGATCAATGGCGCATTTGGGAAGAAGATACACC